TCTCTGGTGAGACTGGTAGTGCATGTAGTTTACATTATGATTTACAAACAGGTTGTTTATCAGAAGTAAAAGCAGAGGTGTTAGATGACTTCTAATTATATTAAAGAAAAAAAAGCGGCTATGACATGGACAATGTATGTTATGGAAGCTGTAGGTAGAGCGAAGAGAACAGGAATACCTGTTACTTTACACGTAGGTAAAGAAACTTCTGCTATGGTATTGCAAGAAGCATTGTTGTCTCTTGCATTTAGTGGAGAAGATGCCGCTTGGAATGTTCACATACAAACACATACGGTACACTAATGAGACCATTACCACACGTTACTAAAAAGATATTAAACGCAGACTATGTACAACTGACATGGTCGGATATAAATTCTGACAGCTCATGGAAAACTTTGAAAGATGCGTTAAACAGTAAACCAACAATCTGTATATCTACTGGTTGGTTAATAAAAGAAGATAAAGATGTTCACATATTAGTTGCTGATGTAAACTTTGAAGACAACGGAACATTAGGTGATGTAGGAAACATAACTACAATACCATCTAGCAACGTACTTAAAAAGAAAAAAATAAAATTATGAGATATTGTTTTGATATAGAAACAGATGGATTTTTAGATACAGCTACAAAAGTTCACTGTATAATTTTAAAAAATATAGACACAAATAAAATACTTCATCTTAATAATGAAGAAGCTGTAAAGAAATTAGAACAAGCAGAATTAATTATTGGTCACAACATTATCAAGTTTGACATACCAGTTCTTAAAAAGTTTTATAATTTAAAATCAACTGCAAAAGTTTTTGATACTATAGTAGCAACTAGATTGTTATTCCCTGATATTAAAGACCAAGATTTTAAACATAAGAATTTTCCAAGAGACTGTATTGGCAGACACAGCTTGAAAGCGTGGGGTAACAGGGTGGGCGAATATAAAGAACAGTTTGATACAGATTGGAAAGAATTTAGTGTGGGTATGCTAGAGTATTGTATTCAAGATGTTCAGGTTACTCACACTTTATTCAATATGATTGAGAAAAAAGGTTATTCTCAACAAGCAATGGATTTGGAACATGATGTTGCCGAGTTAATATTTAGACAAGAAAGATATGGTTTTACTTTTAATAAAGAGGAAGCCGAGAAGTTATATACTAAATTAAATACTAGAAGAATAGAGTTAGAAGAACAACTACAAAAAATATTCTTACCTATTACAGAGAAGAGAGTATCAGAAAAAACAGGTAAGCAATTAAAAGATAGAGTTACTGTCTTTAATCCTAGTTCACGTCATCACATAGCTGACAGATTAAAAACTAAGTATGGTTGGGAAGCTAAAGAATTTACTAATGATGGTAAACCAAAACTAGATGATACTGTATTAAGTAAACTGGAATATCCTGAAGCAAAAATTTTATGCGAACATTTTTTATTAGATAAAAGAATTGCACAACTAGCTACAGGCACACAAGCATGGTTAAAACATGAAAAGAATGGTAAGATACATGGCACATGTAATACTAATTCAACTGTAACAGCACGTGCAAGTCATTCGTTTCCTAACATGGCACAAGTACCAAGCGTGTCTGTACCATTTGGTAAAGAATGTAGAAGTTTATTTACTGTACCTAGTGGTAAGAAGCTAGTAGGTATAGATATATCAGGATTAGAAGTTAGAATGTTAGCACACTTTATGTCTAAGTATGACAACGGTGAGTATACAAAAGTTGTATTAGATGGTGACATACATACAGAGACACAAACTCTTGCAGGATTAGACTCAAGAGATTTAGCAAAGCGTTTTTATTATTGCTTTCTTTATGGTGGTGGCGTTAAACGTATCGCTGAAGTAACTGGTAAAAAAGTTAGTGAAGCATCTAAGATTAAAAAAAGATTCTTAAACAACTTACCTGCTCTAAGTAAATTAATAGAGCAAGTACAATTAGCGGCAGAGAGAGGACATTTAGTTGGTCTTGATAAGAGACAGATTAAAGTTCGTTCAGCTCATGCGGCACTCAATACATTACTACAAAGTTCAGGAGCACTGGTTTGTAAACAATGGCTTGTTGAGTTTGATAAATTAATTAAGGATATACCTGAAGCCCAACAGGTTGTTTGGGTGCATGATGAAATACAGGTTGAGTGTCTTGAGAAAGATGCAGAGACCGTTGGTAGGTTAGCTGTCAAAGCAATCCAATGTACTGGCGAACACTTCCAATTAAGACTACCTTTAACAGGAGAATATAAAATAGGAAATGATTGGAGTGAAACACATTAATGAATAAGAAGTTTGATAAAGATTTAAAGTATGGACAGGAGAGAGAAAACAGAATTGTATCTATTCTTGATAAAGACAAAACCAAAATGGAAGTCAAAACAGAAAGAGACTGGTGGTTTAAAACTAATAACATTGCAATAGAAGTAGAATGTTATGGTAAACCGTCAGGTATCATGGCAACTGAAGCTGACTACTGGGTGCACATATTAGCTAACGGTGATAAAGATTATTGTCGTTTGATATTTGATACTGCAACCGTAAAAAAATTGGCAAAAAAATATATCAAGAATATTAAAAGCGGCGGTGATGGTAATAGAAGTAGGTTTGTTCTAATTCCTCTTGCTGAATTATTTTTAAAAAAGAACATAGGATAATATTATGAGTGATAAACTAAAAGGTAGAAAAGTATTATTAATTGATGGTGATATTTTATTATATCAGATTGCAGTTAATAACGAAGTAGATACTCATTGGGGTGATGGACTATGGACATTACATTGTGATGAGAATAAATGTAAAGCAGATGTAGATGCAGTGATAGATGACTTAGGTTCATCATTTAGTGCAGATGATTATGTTGTTGCATTAACAGATAAGAACAACTTTAGAAAAGATGTCTTACCTTCTTACAAAGATAACAGAAGACAGAAGCGTAAGCCAATGACATTAAAAGCATTGCGTGACTATGTTATGAAAAAACATAATGGTGTAATGTGGGATAACTTAGAAGCTGATGATGTGTTAGGTATCATGGCAACTGAGCCAACTAATGAAGAAAGAATTGTAGTTAGTATAGATAAAGATTTACGAACAGTACCATGTAACTTATCTGCTGACGGTTTAAATGTAGAACAGATACCACCAAGAATGGCTGACTATAACTTTATGATACAGACATTGACTGGTGATAAAGTTGATGGCTATGATGGCATTGATGGTGTTGGTGTAGTTACTGCAAATAAACTTATACAAAAATATACTAATGTTCCATTAAAAGACTTATGGAAAATAGTAAAAGGTATATACAAAGATAAAGGTTACACTGCTAAAGAAGCACTAGCTCAAGCTAGAGTTGCTAGAATACTAAG